TTTTGGTCGTCGTGTCACTGTTGGTTCTTCTGATATTGGAGGGGTATTTGTTGCGCCGGGTGCTACCAGTGGAAGGTTTGTTAATGACTCAACTACAAATGCTTTAACCGTTAATTTGCAATTAATTCTTAGTCAAGGCGAGATAGGAGATATAAAAGAAAACCAACTTTATCAATGGGCTTGCCGCGTTGGAACTTGGAAAAGAGCCTATGGACAAAGGGCAAGCAACTGGACACCAGCAACGACAATTACAAATGTTGCTAACAAAACGACGTGGGACAACATCCCAAGTTATCCGGGTACTGATGCAGTATTTACTGACCTAACGGCTCTTAGCTACACAAATACTTTCGCCGATGGTGACCGCACATACGACCGTCAAATTTATGTTTTTGTTGAAAATGGTTTAAAGGTTACGCGCTTACTAGATAGTCAATTAGGCAGTAGCAATAACTTTATTGATTTAGCTATTTATTTAATCAAACAATCGAAAAGGCTTCCCGATGACATGATCGATACAACGTCAATGACGGCGGCGGCAAACTTCTTAAATACAAATAACTTCTTATGTAATGGCGTTGTTTCTCAATCGCAGAATTTAGAGGATTTCTTAACCCAAACAGGTAATCAGTTCCTATTGCGTTTGTCTGAGAAAGATGGGAAAAAATGCTTCAAACCTCGGTTGCCTGTTAATGCTGACCATACTATTAATTCAACTAATGCTATTAGTCCGGTTTATGGATTTTCTGAAGACCATATATTAGACGGTAGTTTTGAAATTGAATATATCCCGATTACTGAACGGCAAGATGCAAAGGCCTTAGTGATGTTTAAGCAGCAAAATGATAATGACTTACCGATTATTAGGACATCGGAAGTACAACAAAGCGGGGTAAGTAACCCTGTAATTATTCAATATGATTTATCGCAATGGTGTTGTAGTGAATCTCATGCCGTGAAGTTCGGGGCGTTCATGATCGCAAAGCGGAAATATATAACGCATACTCTCAGGATTTCTGTAAGACCATCAACTTTTAATAGCACCCTTGCATTAGGCGATATTGTCAGAGTCAAACTAAGAAGAGAAACCAACGCTGGTACTGTTGATTATCACGATTATTTATATGAAGTAGAGCGCATACAAAAAGCAACAACGGGAGTGATTGAACTTGATCTCATTCATTTTCCAGTCGATGCAAATAAAAAGTCTATTGTTGCTCAAGCGGTGGTATCAGCTACAGCGGTAGGGACAGTAATTCCAACATCAAGAACGGACGTTACTTGTCATACAAATTCTGGAACAAATGTAATTATTGACGACGGTGTAACTTGGCCGTCTCTTGGTGGTACTGGTTTTGATTTAGGCAGTTTTACAGAAGACTTTCCTTATCAAGAAGATTTAGACAACGCTGATGATCCTTTTGATTCTGATTTTGCAACAGGTATCACCGACGATAGAACAAATAGCGACCCGTTAAAAGTTGGCGACGGATTAACGGCGACAGGGCCAGCGTGTGCAAATGGTCGTATCTGTTGGTATCGCAAAAATAAAGTTAATAGTCATACACCGTCTCCTACTTGGGGTGTTAAAACTTTGATTAGTTGTAGCGCGTCAAGCAATGGGACTGGATCAATGACGTTAACAACAGCCGATATGGATCATTGGCTTATTGCTGAAAGTTCTTGTCCTGATCCCGGTTCAGATGATGGATATGGAACACCCACACCGATTGGAGAAGTTGGACCAATTGAACCTGATTTTAGTTCATACAGTTATGCAAGATGGGTCGGGACAAAAACCGTACATGTTGGATCACAATGGGATGGCAGCACATGGAATACGAGTCTTTCATCTACAACAACTACAAGCCATACGACTGGTTGGACTGCGTTTAATAACTATTTAACTGTTGGCGGTGCTTATGGTTGCAACTGGTCAACAACCGCCATACAAGGAGGAACTGATAGTACGTTTGAGTATCCTGTTCATGGTCCTGTAGAATGGCGAGCTAATGTAAAAGTTTTGCAGGTTAACCCCTGCGGCGGCGGTACTCTTTCAGTCGGAGGTTTGGGGGTTGACGGTCAAGGGTCAGGGTGTGGTTATGCTTCTCAACCTTCAATTAGTTTCGGTTGTGCTGGCCCCGGTTCTTATTTCGCGATAGAAGGAAAATGGGAATTTAGTAATGATCAAAACACCGTCTTAGGTACATGGTCAGGTAGAAGCTCTTCTAATGATGGATTCAATGAGGATTAATCATGGCGGCTAATTTCCCATCGCTAACGCCAAGTAGCAGAATTTACACCCCCGGCTCTGTGGCCTCTAGTAATCTCGGTCATTTATCAGGGGAGCAAACAGCGGTTAGACATTCAAGCGTTTCATATGGGCATCGTTTAAGAATGACTTTTGTCTCTGTTACAAGGGCGCAACAACAAAGCTTAGTTTCTCACTATGCATTTCATGGTTCCTTCGAGCCTTTTGATTTGGCAACAGAAACGCTTGTTGCAACGAACTTAGCTTTCCCTACTGGTTATAAATGGCGATATTCTGAAAGTCCTGAAATAGAAGAAGTAGACGGGCAAATTAATATGTCTGTAACTCTTGAATTGCTGCCACCTTATACGATTTAAAAATGAACGATTACCCCGACTCAAGGTATCCAAACTCTATAAGTTATAACGCGGGCGGTTTAAATGTTAGTCAGTCGCAAACGTTATCTAGTGGTCCTATACGCTTTAGGCGTTCTAATGTTCTAACTGGTCATTCAATAACTTTAAGATATTTAGATTTAACACAAACAGAAGTTTCACTTTTCAGACAGCACTATTTAGACGCAGCAGGAACACATAGCAAGTTTAAAATTCCTACAACTGTTTTCGGCGGTGCAAACGTAACGCAAAGTACAAGTTTTTATCGATACGCCTCAACACCAGATGAAACACAAAAAGGAGTCTTCCACGATATAGAAATTGAAGTCGTTGTATTAACAGGGGTTGACCTTACCTACAATTTGACAGGTGGCGGCGGTGCTGATGACACACCAACAACAGTTGATGATTCCTTTTTTGCTAATGGGACATCGCCGTTCTATTTATTTTGTAAGGACAGTGCAGGACATTCAAGTTCTGATCTAGAATATCTGTTAAAAGGTGGTAACGCTAAAGGAGTATGAGCACAACAGTAAAGGTACAAATTCAACAACGAATTGATACGGCTTCTAATTGGACAACAGCCAACCCAACGTTATTAGCTGGAGAAGTTGGATGGGAAAGCGACACTAAAAAATATAAGATTGGGGATGGTTCAACGGCGTGGGCTTCGCTGTCGTATGCCCCCGGATCTGGAGGATATACAGCAGGGACAGGTGTTTCAATTAGTGGGTCAAATGTTATATCCGCTAGCGCGGTAGCTTTAACAACTGTTCAAACAGCAGCTAACCAAACGGCTCATTTAGCATTAACAACGCAAGAAGGCGACGTAGTAGTTAGATCAGACGAGAATAAAAGCTATGTAAGAAATAGTGGAACGGCTGGCAGTATGGCAGATTTTACCCTGCTTGCTACTCCTACAGATGCGGTGCTTTCTGTTAATGGAAATACTGGGGCTATAACGGCTGATCAGCTCGCGGCTGCCATAGAAAGCGCAACAGATTCAAACACTTTCACAGATGCAGATCATACGAAATTAAATAGTGCTCTTACTACTTCTGATTTATTAGATGAGGATAACTTTGCAACTGATAGCGCGACAAAAGCCCCTTCGCAGCAATCAACTAAAGCTTATGTAGACGCTAGTAGTTTATCTCTAATTGATGAGGATAATTTAGGCAGCGATTCTGCAACTAGGCCACCAAGTCAGCAATCAGTCAAGGCATATGTAGATGCTCAAACTTTATTTTTAATTGATGAAGATAATTTAGGTAGTGATTCAGCTACTAGACCTCCTAGTCAACAATCAGTCAAGGCATATGTAGATACAGCAGATGCACTAAAGGCGAATTTATCAGGGGCAACTTTTACAGGTGATGTGACCTTTGACGGTGGTTTAACAGTCGATACAAATACACTTCACGTTGACGCGACGAATAATCGCTGTGGTATAGGGACTATTTCCCCACAAGGACAGCTACATGTTGGTGCATCCACTCAGTCAGATCACGAAGCCATAATTATCTTGAATAATGGTGGTGCTACTGGACAAGAAGCAGGCATTGAATGGAGATATGAAAATATCACAACACCAAGAGCAAAAATACATTTAGATAGTTCAGGTCAAGATCTTAGATTTGCGACTGCTGACGTAGAACGGATGCGAATAAAAAACACTGGTAGAATTGGGATAAATACACAGTTTACAGATTATGGAACTTTAAATATAAAACCACTTGCTTCTGGTGATCACGGTGCTATTAATGTAGAAAATTTAACTCAAGGTGCAGGTAAAAATAATGTAATTTATCGTTCAGTTGATTTAGGTTCTACGGCTTGGGCAGATGCAGAACTAAAAGCAAGAGAGCATAACTTTAAATGTAATGGTACGCAAAGGGTCAAAATATCTGACACTGGCGTTGAAATAGACAGCAGCGCAGTAAATGGAAAATTAAAGATTCAATCGGATTTAACAAATTATGGTGTCGTTACCGTAAGAGATGCAAATGATGACAATAGTGCTTGCCTTCAATGTGAAAATGCAGTGCAAGGAACTGACAAAACTAATGTAGTTATACGTTCAGTAGATTTAAATTCTAATAATTGGGCAAACGCTAAATACAATGCTTTGTCTCATATTTGGAACTCTGGAAATACAGAAGTAGCGAGGGTTGATAGCGATGGCATAAAATTGGCTGCTAATAAAGGTATTAACTTTAGTGCTTATGCAACTTCTGCTTCAGGTAGTGGGAGTCCAGATCCTAGTTCAAACTGTCTGGACGACTATGAAGAAGGATTTTTCACGCCTAAATTAGGTGGGACAACTAACTCAAGTACTTATAATATTGAAGGTACAGGTACTTATATAAAAATTGGAAGAAAAGTTACTGTAAGTATAAGATTTAATAATTTAGATTTAGATAATAGTGCTGCTGGTACTGCAAAAGTATATAATATGCCATTTACTGCTGGTCATTCCCCTGCTAATGGTAATTCTGGAAATACAAGTGATGTTCAATATTAT